GTAAAAGTGAACTGGTATTTTGTGGCTATAAACATATTCAACAACTGCAAAGGCACTCTGTCTAAACTTTCCTTCTTTTTCTTGGTGAAAATAACTCTTATACTCTCTCGCAAAGTCAGGGTATTCGGCTTCAAACTCCTTCGTGAAGTTATACATTTTCCAAGCATTCCCAAACTTCAAATGGATATAATTATCCTTGTCCCCATAGTAATCTATCTCTTTTTTTATTTTTTTCATTTTAGTATTCAATACATTTATCTTCTAATACTCCATTATGGGCTTTCGCCACTCCCATAAAGCCACACCCACTCTCTTCGTATCTCAATATAAAGGTTAGTCCTTTATAAATCTTACTCGCATTCTCAATGAAGTTAGTGCAAGGCGACCAAGCTGTGTCAAAACTAAACTCGGCATTTCCTTCACCTTCTTCGTAATAATCAACATTACAACTCTCATTGTAGGGCGACCACTTTGTCCCCCAATTCTCAATGTTCCAGTGATACCATTTCTCGCCTTCGTCAAACTCTTTAGGGCGAACAACGATATTGTTAAACTCAAAGCTATCTCTTCCCTTCTCGTCTTCCACGACAAACTTCTTCATAAACTCGGTTAGCTCGTCTTCTTCACCTTGAACTTTCAAAAAATTACTGCAATAGTTAGCCATAATTATTTATCTAGGTTATCTTTTAATTCAGCGAACACTTCGTCTTCGTCTACATTTCCATACACTCCCAGCACTATCATATTCGGCTTACACTCTGCTTCGCCATAGAACATAGCATAGTCCACAGGGTTCAATTCGTTCCAACCATTCCCTTCGTCATCACTCGCCACGACTACTCTAAATCCACTCTTAATCGCATATCGTATCGCTTCGTCTATCTTCGCTATCGCCAACTCTTTTTTATTTTTTTCCATATTATTTTTTCTTCTTGTCTAAATCCACGACCTTATATTGTTTCATAATATCCTTCTCGCTGTAATCTCCCCTAGCCACTAGCACAACTCCCCAAAACAAATGTCCTATATCGTTTCCTAACTCTTCACAGAACTTGCTGTGAAAGCAAGTGTTGCAAGGTGAGCCATTATGCTGTGCTTCACAACCTGTTTCTAGTGAAACTAAATCTATCAACTTCGCCTTCCAACCTGTGAGCTTATTCGGCTTCTTATTCTCGGCTCGTAAAACTTTCTGCTTCGCTTCTCTATATGTTAAGTTTTTTGTTTTCATACAATTATGCTATCTCGGCTATTAAACTTCTCTTCTGCATAGCTTCATAAATGTTGCTGTGCTTCCCACTCTTCAATTCCTTCTCGGTTAATTTTAATTTGCTATCGTCAATGTGATTATAAATCTCATACTTCTTCGTCTTCGTGTTGTATCGTATCGTCTTTCGGCTCACAACTAACCCACCACCCAAAACAACTACATACTCAAACTTTTCTTGTAAGGATAAGTCCTGTATATTTTCAAAACAACGGACAAACTGATTATGATGTTTTTGCTTTTTCATTTTTGATAACTTCGCTTAATACTAAATGTCTTAATGCGACCAAATCGTGATAAATGTGTTCCTTCGGCTTCTCACTTTCTTCCCAATGCTTGTGTTCGTCTTTGATATACATATCAACTATTCGTGCAAGTGCTTGTATCTGTTTCTGTGTCATATCTTTCGGCTTGACTCGGCTCACAGACAATTCTGTGAGCCACCAAACCAATTAACTAACCTAGTAATACTTCCAACTGCTTCGCCAACTTCGCTAGAAATGCCTGTGCTTCCACTCCTGTGGTATAAAGACCGACAATAACTTCTCTCTTCAACCCTTCTGCTTTCTTAATCTTGCTCTCAAACTCTTTTCGCATATCTTTCAACTCTCTAACTTCCTTGCCTTCATAACTTGACCCATAGCTGTTGCCTTCAAACATAGCCAATGTATATCTTTCTTCGTTTCCATAACGACCATTTTGATATTGTGTATCAAATCCCAATGCCTTCAAATCCTTCTCGGCTTTTTCGTGTGCCTTTTGACTTGAAATCCATAAATCAAACAATGCCTTCACTTCCTTGCTAGGTGTCTTCACTAAATCTTCTTTTAGTTTTGATATACTCTCACTCTTCTTGTTTTGTAATGCACTGACAGCACTCTCAATATCTTGTATCGCTATCTTCTCTAACTTCTTCTTCTCTTCCATATTCATTTTAATTTGTTGCATATTTTTTTTTTGTTATTTTAATAAACTCATATCGTGATAACCGACCAATATCACTTTTCTAACTTAATTCGTGGCTCAAAAATCGTTTTTAAGCCACTCAAAAATTAGCAAATGACTAACTCTCTCAAATAATTCTGTATCGCTGTGTCGTTCTCTTCTTCATACCAACTCGCTATCTTTTCTGCTTCTATCAAACTTGCTAACTCTTTTAATCGCTTCTCGTTGTATCTCTTGCACTCTTCTATTCTGTAAGCTAAACCACTATCTCGCTTCCCACTCATAAGCACTGAACTACGGCTCTTATATTCTGTTCCGTCTGCTAACTTGTGTGTCGTAATCTCGCAAGGACTAACACTCACTCGGTAGCATTTAGGGCTTGTGCTTCCACTAAAATAATTTGTCCCCCCACTTGTGAATGCGACCGACACTTCAATTTGCGACATATCACCTATCTTATTTTTAAGGGGTAGCACTTCTTCTATTGTTCTACTTCTAACATTTTCTGTTTTCATATTTTTTTTATGTAGCAGTTATTTATAATCTCGTTGTAAGCTATTCTCGTTCTATCACTTGTGCTGTAATATCCTTGCTCTTCGTATCGCTTCACAAACTTCGCAAGGGCTTCTGTGGCTTCTCTCTTTGTTTTGTAATCGGACTTGCACTCAATTCCAAATCCATCAGGACTAATCGCAATATAGGGCATTTTATTTTGTGTATTTATTTATAATCTCTTGCAAGGTTGTTTCTGTAAAATGTAAATCTCTCTCAATACCTAGACCAAATTGTCCCCTAACACTTTCCAACTCTTCTAAACTAAAATATCCTAACTCGTCATTATAATCACCGAACAATGAAACATATCCGAAAAACATTTTCTCACTTGGCTCATATTCTGTGGCGAACCAATATCCTCTCCCTGTGGGGTTAAAAAACTTGGCGACTACTTGTGTTTCTTCTGCTGTCTTCTCACTTTGTGAACCGACTTCTGCGAACCTTGCTTCTAACTCTTTTGTCAATAATTTCATAATGTTATTCAAAATAATTATAATCTTCTAACTCTCTTTCTGCTTCGTCTTCTGTAAGACCAATATCTCGCATAGCACTCCGAGCCATATCTTCAAAATCTGCTCTCGCTTTGCTAATGTCTATTTCTGTTATCTCTTCGTCTTTGTTAATGTGATACATAATGTTAAATGTTGTTGTTGATATAAATGTTTGCTACGACTAGGGCGAACATAACTAACGGAATTACAACTAAAATCATACAAGCTCTAAAACCTCTCCAATAATGAAACTTTTGTTCTTTTCTATTCATAAGATAATTATATCACCTAATCTGTGCCGACACAAGCAAGTCAAGGGTGTGGATAACCGAAGCCGAAGCCGAGCCGAGCTATTGTCTTTTTATGGTGTATCCATAAAAAGCCGACTTGCTAGGGCTACCTTGTGGGTAAGGGGGGGCAGTATCCAGCAAGGGCAGGACAGAGAAAGCCGAGCCGAAGCCGAGCCGAGCCAAGCGATTAAAAAAAAATCGCTCTTTATAGATGTCTATGTAATCATAGACATACCTTTATTCTTTTGTATTAAAGACCATTAGCATACCCGAAGGGTATACCTTTATTCTTTTGTATTTGTATTGTATTTGTATTTGTATTTGTATTCTTCTAAAAGAAGTCAAGGGGGTATCCCCTTCCAAATGATAGTAGTATAAATGTATTGATTAGAGTTCCTCCCCCAAGTGCCGCGCGTCAAAATCCGTTGGAAGTCAGATCACCCCGGCCCTTTTCCTATTAAAAGGGGTCCCACGGTTTTTTATTTTTCCCAAAAGATACCTATATTCGGGGCATAAGAGACCTTTTTCGCTTGTGCCCCCTTATGTCCCGCCCCCAAATGAGCCTTATCCCATATAGAGTGAGTCCCAGAATAGCTATATTCGGGGCATAAGGGCATAATATTACTTAAAAGTAGTTTATATAATAATAAAAAAGAGAGATATATATACAGAGAGGTTGTTTGGGTTTTTTTACGCCCTGTGCCCCGAATAAGGGTATTTTGGAGGTCGTTCTATATGCCATAAGGGTTAAAACGGGGCGGGACACAAGTGGGGCATAAGATTCACTTATGCCCTTGTGCCCCTAAAATATTGAAATTTGACAAATACACCACAAAAGATTTACACTTGGGTTATGATGAAATTTACTGGAGAGAGGGTTGTGATCGAGGACATGAAGGGTAGGGTGAGTACATTACAAGAACACATAGCGAGGTATAACTTTGCATTGCAATATGTTAATGATAGGAATACTTTGGATGCTTCGTGTGGAACGGGGTATGGAGTAGATATAATGTCGAATGTAGCGAGTGAGGTTTCGGGATGTGATATTTCGGAGGAAGCAATTGAGGAGTGTAAAAAGAATTATCCTAACTGTACTTTTTTCACAGAGGATCTCAATAGTCCGAAGGATACAAATTTCTACGGTGCGATTGTGTCTTTTGAGACGATTGAGCATTTAGACAAACCGGAGGAATTTTTGAAATGGGCGAGTGAGCATTGCGATATGTTCGTATTCTCAATACCGATAAGGAGGCCGAGTGAGTTCCATAAGCAGGTATGGGATACATGGGAGATAAGGGATTTGATAAATAAGTACTTTACGGGGACGGAATTTTACTATCAGACTTTGATGAATTTTTACAATGTGGATATTAATGCACACTATGTTGTTGGTATAGGTAGGGGTAAGAAAAATGGTTAAAATTAGGAAAAATGAATCTACTCCAATGCAGACGGCATATGCGAGGAGGGTATGGGCTGGAGCTGGGAAGGACCGGAAGCACATAGCGCTTGATGTGGGATATTCACCAGCGGTGGCGAATGCGATTATTCAGAAGATTGAATCAAAGCCGGGGTTTAATAATGCGATGGCGAAGTTGGCATCGGAGAGTAATGGTATGGCTCTTGCAGTTCTGCATGAGTTTAAGTCGAGGGGGTTGAAGGACTTTTCGAACAAGGATTTAGTGGGGGCATTGAATGCTATTGGTGGTGCTTGGCAGAAATTTAATTCGGGGCTTCAGAAGAATATGGATGGGCCCGGGACCAAGCTCGGCTCCAACCGGCTTAGATCTATCATTCTGCAAAGGGTCGAGAATCAAGTAGTTAATAACAATATTCCTCCAGAACAAGAGACGATTGAAGAAGTGATGGAGGATATGGACTTCTAATGGCAAATTCGAATACGGAATGGAACAATAAAGTGGTGGAGGATTTAACGGCAAATCCTGACTTAATCAAGGATAAGAATTGGAGGTTGGCGCATTTATATTTCATCATAACGAAGGATGGGAAGAAGGAGATATTTAGGATGAACCGGGCGCAGCAGCATTTTTACGATAATTACCTTTCGAAGCCAGGAGCAATTTATCACCGGCATATCATACTAAAAAGTCGCCAGCTCGGTTTCACTACTTTCATTGATATTTTTATATTGGATGAGATACTTTTTAATACGAACAAAGATGCGATAATCCTAGCTCACAAATTGGAAGACGCTACGGAGATCTTCGATAGGAAGATAGACTATGCGATTCGAAATATGGCGGATGATGTCAAGGGAGCATTCTTCCGGTTGAATAGAAATTCTGCGAGGAAGGTTCAGGTGACGATAGATTACGGGCCAGAAGCAGGTTCCACTTCTTCTATCACTGTGAATACAAGTGGCCGGTCGGGGACTTATCATTTGGTGCATATATCGGAATTCGCGAAGATGTGCGTTGCTTATCCGAAGAGAGCTATGGAGGTGGAAATGGGAACATTTCCGGCCGTTCCTTTTGATGGGTTTATTTTTATTGAAAGTACAGCGGAAGGACAGGCCGGAAGATTCTACGAAATCTTTCAGGAGAATTGGTTGATGAGAGATACGATTTCTCCGACATTATCGAGAGTGACTTTCAAGCCACATTTTTACAATTGGCAGTATGACGATATGGAGATGAAGAAGATCTCGGAATCGATACCAGCTACCGCTATGATGGAATGTGAGATTGACTGGGTGGAGTATCAGAGGGAACATAATCTCACGGACCTCGAGATAACTTACTACTACATGAAGTGGTTGCAGTTCGGAGGAAAGAATGGAGTGGATGCGGTGAAAAAATTGAAGCAGGAATATCCGACTACTCCGGAGGAAGCATTCCTATCTACCGGGCAGAACTATTTCCCGACTGCGAAGATAGCAAGTCAAATGATGTTATGCAAACCCGGAATTCGTGGCGAGATGGTCTTCAATGAAAAAGGTGAGCTCCGCTTTCAACCAATATCTACGGGGGCGTTGGAGTTATTCAAAGAACCAGAACTCGGGACAAAATATGTGATCGGTGGGGATACTGCCGAGGGGCTCGCGCACGGAGATGCGCAAGTGCTTTATGTAATAAATCACAAGACAGAGGAGTGTGATGCGATATATTCGAGTCAAGTTCCACCTGATGAGTTCGCTACAGATGCGGTGAATGTTGGGAAGTTCTACAACTATGCGATTCTCGCGATTGAGGTAAATAAGGATGGATTATGGGTGAATGACGCTATCGAAAAGATGGGGTATATCAATTTGTATTATCGAAAGGTTTTTGATGATATCACCCAGAAGGTGACGAAGTATTTCGGGTGGAAGACGACTTCGGCTACAAGGCCCTTTGCCCTCGCATCTCTACGAGCGGTCTTTCTCCGAAAAATGCAGGGGTTTCCGATGAAGTTGCTTGTGGAAATGCTGACTTTCGTTAGAAACGAGAAAGGAAAGGCAGAAGCTATGGCTAATAAGCATGATGATGTGATCATGTCGGCCTCTATTGGATACGCGGTTCTTCAGGAACAAGGGAAATATGTTGAAGATACTGTAGCCGGTGAGGGGTTTAGCCATATGAAGGTTATGTTTAATGATGATATATGACAATAATAAAATCTTTGCACTTCAACAAGGAGGATGAGGAGGATATTCGGTATCATAGAGTTCACAGAAGTAAGAAAAATAGGAAATTTATGACAGATAACTCATTTATTTTGAAAAAAAGGCGAAAATTTGAGAAAAAAGAGAAGGAAAGACTAAGAAATGTTGCAAATTTTAATAATTGAGAATACAATTAAGATATTATTATCTTAAAATTAAATTTTTATGGCAAATACATACGAAGATAACATTGTAGATATGACTCCTGTAACCACCGTTGGGATGACTCCACCCGGCGCTTCTAAGAAAGAGAAAAAGACTATTGAGTTCATTACGGAAAAGAAAAAGCAGATGAAGAAGTCTCAATATCGAGAGAGATTTGATGCTTTAGCATCAGAAATTGAGACAAATATAATGAATACCCAAGTGACTTATGGCCAAAAGCTATATGAGAAGTCGGGTTGGGGTTCAATGGTGTTTTATAACAAGATGGCAAACGGGGCTTATGATATTAATGTTTATCCCCAGAAATTGACGGACCGCGACCAGAACCGATCGGGTGTACCGGTATCCCAAGAGCCAATTGCTTTTTCAAAGATAATGATTGCGACTCAAGTACTTGCTGGAAAGCTTCCTGATGCAAGTGTTATTGCTGATGACAAGATATATGCAAAGGCATGTTATGAATTGTGGAAGAGGAACTGGTCAATGACTGGTGCCAATGGTGAAAATACCTTGATGCTCGTATATCAGAATTTATTTACATACGGATGGGCCGCTTGGAGAGTTTATCCAAGACGAGTCCAAGTTAAAAGAAATGGGGTTGACAAAATTTTATTTGATGATGTTTACCGCGAACCATTAGATGTGAAAAGAACATGGTTGGGAGTTGGATTTAATAATGGTGACTATTGGTCACAGTTTGAAGTTTATTACGAGAAGGATATGTTGAAGGAAGAATTTTTTGAGAAATATCCTGATGCGAAAAATAATAAAAGAAAATTAGAATACTGTTCTATCTCGGAAGAAGCTAAAGACGAGAACCGAGAAAAGGCATTTACATCAGTTACGATTGGTTACTACGAAAATACCATTTTGAATCGTTATATTGTTATTTGTGGAAAGATGATAATTTATGATGGCGAACTTCCTAATGATGGATCTCACGGATCTGTTGTTGTTGCAAGATGTTTCGTAAAAAGTTTGAACGATCCGCACGGAGTTGGACTTTACGAAATGATGAGAGGAAATACTGCACTCTTCACTTATATTAATTCATTGAACGCACAGCAAGTTGAAGCGGAAATCTTTCCACTTCTTTTCGGAGCTCAAGTACAGAATGGAACTGCTACATATAAGAGAGGTCCAAACATTGTGAATCCAAAGCATCCGGGAACTGAAATTGATGTTGTTCGAACTTCTGGAAATGTTGCTCAAGGAATTGAATTTGGAGACAAGCAAAAAGTATCGATTGAAGAAAATACCGGAGTCAATAATATTGTCGCAGGACAAGATTCAGCGAACACACTTGGCTCAACTGTTATCTTAAAGGAGGCTGCTTACAATCGTCTTGTTGCTCCAAAGAATTCTATGGTTATGGGGCTTGAGACAGATGCTCACATTGCGAATACTTGGATGCTTCAAATTTATCCGGTAGATAAAATCTTCATGATTGATTCAGATGATCAACTTGCAGAATTTACAAAACAGAACCCTGATTACTTTGTTGAGTCACAGCAAATTGTTGATGATAATATGCAACCAAAAGGATATGCTGTTGCCGCTTCAAAAAATCTTCGCTTGAATTTTGACTTTACCCCAGATGGAGAAATGATGGATAATGTTCCAACAAGGACAATTTCATCAAAGAAATTATTTGATGAATTAAAAACTCACGGCCACATCTCTGACTATGTTGATTTCATTATTGATCCAGACTCAATGCTATTACCATCTCTTGAAATAAAGAAGCAAACCTATATGGCAATGTTTCCAGTTATTACAAATCAAATTACTGTAATCTATTCAATGAGAAATCAGGATCCCCAAGCTTCAGCATCTCAACTGCGAGCACTCGAGAATTTCATGGAAATAAATAACATGGATATTTACGATTACTTTAGCAAGGAAGATTATGATGCAATTATAGCTGGCCAACCTTCTGAAGTTCAGAAACAGATGCAAGAAGAACAGATGGCTCAAGAAGCTAGAAATACAGAGATGCAAACTATTGCAAGTGGAGGAGCTCCTGGGTCCGGAGCAGAAATGCCAATTCCAGGACAAGCAATGTCTCCTGATGGAACAAATCCTATGCAACCACAGAGTCCAAATGAAATACCTCGTCCACAAACACCAATGATGAGTGCAGTAGATGCGAGTGTTGGTCGAATGGGTAATTTACCAATGGGTCAATAATAATTAATTATGGAACCAGATCAAAATATAAAACAACAAATGGTGTTATTCGCAAATAGTGAAACAGCTCACGGAGCCATTGAGTTGATGAAAGCACAGCGTACACAATTAACTACGGTACTGGCTAATGACCAATTCAAAACTTTAGTCAACGCATTAACACTTGAGATCGAGTCGAGTCTCATTCAACGATTTATCATAGCAATTGATGCTATACGAACAGGAAAAAATTTAGATGAATAAAAATCCAATTGAATTAAAAAAACCGAATTACACAATTCAAATAAATTATTCAGATGAAGCGAAGGAAAAAAAGTTGATGAAGTTTATTAGTGTAACCGGTGATGAATTTGTTATTAGTGCAGAAGAAATGATGTCAATACTTGTGTCGCAAGTAAATGCAGAAGTTTTATCTGCGGTGTTTGTTGAAACAGAAAAAGTAAATGTAGTAGAAGTTGAAAGACAGATGGAATGTAAACTTGAGAGAGATTACAAAAAGGGTGAGAAGATAAATATAAATTATAAGCATGCGTATCCAATCGAGTTCGCATTGATTGAGCAAGCTTATAATATTGCAAAAATTAATCAGGATGTACCAGTTTTTACCTTAACCAAAGAATACATCGAAGGAGTGAGAAATAAAATTACACCAGTGCAAGAGACATTCGTTAAAAAGTTTTATAAATTTTTTAAGAACTTAAAATTAAGATCCCCTAGCGATGGGAAAATCGCTTAATAATTATGGAAGAAGTGAAAGTTATAAAGAAGAAACCGGCCGTAGCACAAGCACCAGTAAAAGAAAAAAAGAAAGTTATCTTGAAAAATGTTAAAGGAGAAGATGTGGAAGAGAAAGATTATTTTTATTCCAAAGAAGGACCATGTGAAGCACCTGTTGGTTTCAATCAAATTTGTGGAAATCCTGTTGAAAGAGAAGACTTATTGGAAGTTTTCAATAAAGTTTTTAAGCCAGAAGATAATGTTCTATTCTATAAGACAATAGATAAAGAAGTCTATCTTATAATTATTCCACTAAAATATGCTACTTCGGTAGGAAGAGATCATGAATCTATAAATGGTGATTTTCAGAAACATGCAATTTCTTTTGTGCAAGACGGGTCGGTAAATCCAACAACATTAAGAATGAAATTAGAACGAATTGTCCCATTTGTCAAATACACAGATAGGTAATTTGCTTTTTGTTTTATTTAGTTTTACAATTAATATAACCATCGCCACCAGTCAGCGATATGACTAGGATACTATATGGATGAACCAAAAGAAGAGGTAGTTGTCAATGAAGACGAGCTACTTGACAAAGAGTTAGCCGCAACTCTTGACTCTATCAAAGCTGGAAATGTGGAACCACCTAAGGTGGAACCTAAGCTAGAGGAACCTCCTAAAGAGGAACCAAAAGTGGAGGATCCCAGCACACCTCCGATTGTCGAAGAGAAAAAAGAAGGTGAGTACGATTACCGTATCCCAAATAAGGGTAAATTCGAATCTGATGAATCTTATGAGAAACGGATTGAACTTATGGATTTGGTAAAAAAGCGTAAACTCGCCAAATCTGATGATCAACGACAAGAACTATCAGACAAAATAAAAACCACTAAAAGTCAAATAAAGACTCTTAATGGTACTGATAAGATTATTAATCCACTTAATGAGAAAAGTGTGGTTGATACTAAAGAGGAGGAAGATCCTCTTTTGAAAGCAGACAAGGAACGCTTAAAAGAGTTGGGCGGAGCTACAAAGGAAGACATCCAAGAGATGCTTCAAAAACAACAGCTCGCAACAGAGGTTAAGCACACCCTTGATACTTTTATTGGAAGGCATTCTGAACTTGGAGATGAAGACACTAGAGAAGTATTCTTTGATTTCGTTGATTCTAACTACAATTGGCAAAACAAAAGTGGTAAAGAATTAATGATAGTCCTCGAATTAGCTCGTGAAAACATGTTCAAACCATCAGAATCAATTCAAGAAAGAGTATTAAAGGGTGCAAATGTTCAAGAGAAAGTTAATGCTATGCAGTTCCCTGGTGGGACTATAGCCAAAAGTGACTTCTCTCCAGAAATGCGTAAGTCCATTGATGAACTTAAAGCAACTGGGATGTCTGAAGAAAAAGCTGTTGAACTTCTATCTGACTAAAGTTTCACTACATTTTAATAGAATTTATGTCATTTATTCAATCAACTATAAAAAACACACGAGAGTTGATTACTTTGGATAAAGCAACTGGCACCGTAATTGTAAATCGAGAACTTCTCGCTTATACAACCGGTGGTCTTGTCATACCTGCAACTTCTGCAACAGTTCGTTCAGCTGTTGTTGGTATTGCTAATCAAGCTATCGCAGCCGCTGACGCTCTTTTACAGGTCCCAGCTATTGCAGTAGACAGTAACGACACCTTTATCGTAGATGTAGTCAACAACTCAAATGTAGCTCATAACTACCAGAGAATGATCCTTACATCATCCACCGTTGTGAACAACACAGGTACAGATGATGCAAATGGAGTAGTGCAACAGGTCGAACCCTATGGAGTAGCCGCAGATAAGAAGATTATCTGTCGCTTCGTCTAATCACCAATTATTATTTAATTAAACGAATTAATATATGACAGGAACAATTAATGACTATGCGGTGATAGTAAACAATGTGCTAAAGCATATTGCTCCAAAGGTTTCACCGACCGTTCGCGCGGAGTATTTAGATTTCATGTATAAGGTAGACAACAACGAAAGAATCTATACAGATGTTGGAGTCACCGGTTTAGGAATGGCCGAAATCATTCCAGATGGAGGAATCGGAGCATCTGATGCCCCAATTCAAGGGTTCTCAAAGAACTATGTTCAAATGCACTTCACAAAGAAAGTGCGTCTAACATTCCAGTCGAATTTCTTCTTATTTGAAAGTGCAGCAGCTAAAATTAAAAGCTCTGTAAAGTCAAAGGTATTAGAAGGAAAGAACGCAATCGAACACGCAAAGAACTACCTTGCTCAATCTTTATTGTCACAAGGTTTTACAACATCATTCACATGGGTTCCAATAAACAATGTTGGCGTACCTACACCGATTTCGACTTTGGGTGCAGACGCAGTTGAATATTGGTCAGCAGCTCACCCTCGTGAAGATGGAGGTCCAGTTTGGTCAAATGTCATTGTAGACACTTTGAACTCTCCACAATTTACTTATTCATCTTTGCTAGCGGCTCGCCGACAGCAATCTGTGAAGAAAGATGGTCGTGGAATGCCTTTAATTTCTCAACTTGATACTCTAGTATGTCGCGCTGGTTCAGCAACCGCTCAATTCGCAAAGACAATCAAGGGTACAATTGATAAAGGATTGGCTCCTCAACAAACCAACTTGTTTAATAATGCTCCAGCTACAGACACCTTTAAGGTTGTCGAGTTGTCGCCTTATGAAAACTTGGCTATGACCGGTTTAGCATGGGGAATGTTTTGTTCAGCTATGATGAATCAAGACTATGGATTCTTGTATATCGAAGCATTAGCAACTCGTGCAGAACCTGCTGTAGTTGACTTGCTAGGTAACCAAGACCTTGTTTTGAACTTCAACTCTCTAGCAGTAATGGGCGCATCAGACCTTCGTGGTTGGATGTGGTCAGCTGGAGATGGTACAACAGTTTAATAGTTGATCTATCGGATCCCCGAGAAATCGGGGATCTCATTAGGTAGATTACTAGGCTCGATTATCATTATTATTAATTAAACGAAAAAAAATATATGTTACAAGATGTACACACAAGAAAAATCTCAATCCCAGTTACAGCACCAATAGGGACAACTGTTCTTATCGCAGCTGTTCCAGGAGCATGGATTTATGTTCATGAATTAATTGGAGACCTAGCTGGTGCAGGTAATTTGGATGTATTAGCTGGAGTACGAACTCTTGCTTCTTTTGTTCTTGACGCTGGCCAAGGTATCACCTTGCAAGATGAACCAGGCGAAGATAATCGCCCTCGTTTTGAATGTCTTCCCGGCGAAGCATTCAGTATCACTGTTACTGGGGGAACTTTCAACGGAGCATGCCATTATTCATTAAGATATTAAAAAAATATGGAACCAACTATCACCCCAGAACAAG